AGTCCAGATAGCACTGTTCGGCGGTCACCCCGCCGGGCGTGTCGCCGCTCAACGCCAGCGCCAGCCTGTTCAGCAGCGCCCACATGAGGCGGTTCTGATCCAGTGTGCGCTTGTTCTTCACCGGGCGGATGTCGATCTCCACGCATAGGGGCTGCCCCCGCGCGCGGCGCTCCAGTTCGGCGTGCATCCGCTGGGCCTCCAGGCGATACGCACCGTCAATCGTCAGCCCGTCCATGTCGTTGACTAAGGGCTGGCCCGTTGGGATGTACCAGGCGGCCACATGGGCGATCAGCCGGCTTGCCATGTGATCACGCTCCCATCACGCTTGCGCACCCTCAGCGATGCCACGCTGCCGTCACCGTTGTAGGTGATGTCGTCCAGGGTGAGGGCATCATCCAGAACATAGCGCTCAATGATGTTGGTGCCGGGCTTGCCCTGGGGGACGATGTGGACCTTGCTGGCCGGGATGCGCAGCGGCGGCAGGTTCAGCACGCCCGCGCCGATGCTCCAGGCGGCAGCAGCGGCCAAAAAGCTGCCGTCTGCCTCGTTGGTGGGCGCGTCGCTGCTCACGCGGTAGGTGGTGGGGCAGGGGGCGTCCTTTGTGATGTCGGCCAGGGCCACGGCGCAGTACAGATACCGCCCACAAACGTAGTGCCGCACACTGTAGCCCGCCAGCCCGCCGGGCATACGCTCACAGCACTCCTCCAGATGGGCGCGCACGGCGTTGACATCCGGCCACAGCTTGATGCGCACGCCCTCGGCGTCCACCTCCAGGATGCTGAGCGTGACCTCGTCAGCTGTCAGCAGGGCGAGGTTTTTGGGGGTCTCATTCTTCTCCATGTTTATCCTCCATTTCCGGGCCGATGTAGACACCGGCCTCATTATAATTGCTAGGATCTGAGTAGGGTGTACCCCAACCGCACATCGCGCCATTGTACATAGCGGCGGCTTGGGCACGGCTAACACCAACAGCGGTGTTCAGTTCGTCTATACATGTCTGGCTGTTCATGCCAAACAGGGCACGCTCCCCGCGCACGATACGAACCACGGCACCGGTGTAGGGGCTTTTGGCGTAGGCGTAGGCGGGCAGCCCCGCCTCATCATAGGTCATTTTCATGGGCTTGGTCTCCTTTTTCGGTTTTGGCCGCTTGCGCGGCATACCGGCGGCAAGCGCCGGGTGTTTCTTTTTCCAGCTGCACACTCTATGTCGGATTGCCTCCGGCGTCACGGTCTGAGTGTAGCCCATCATCCTGCACACGCTGCTGATCGGCGCGCCGCTGTAGTAGTACAGGATGCTTTCCAGCATCGCCTCCGGCGGCACAGGGTTGCAGATGCGCTCAACAGACGGGCCGACGGGCCGCCTGTTTTGAGGGTGCGCCGCGCGGAATGTGTCAAGGCTTGTATAGCCCAGACTTTCCAGCAGGGTGCCCTCATCCACACACAGGCACTCGGCGCAGATTCTCAGCTGGCGGCGGGCGTTGGTGCAGTTCCTAAGCCTGGATTGCACCCAGGCCAGATCATCCGTTGTCATCAGCAGATCTGTCTTGCCAGCGCGGTGGCCGGGATGCGCTTGTCGCGCCCGGCCCCGATCCAGCCCTCAAAGTTGCGGCAGACCTTGCGCGCGGCGTAGGGGTCTGTGCCGTAAACGATGTGTGCGGCCTCGGGCACTGTCACCAGCTCGCCCGCAGCCTCATGCCGGATGCGCTCCAGCGCATCACGGTAGCCTTGCTTTTCGCGTGCCATACTTACCTCCTTGTAGCTTGTATCCCCGCTGTGCTATAATCACGGCAGAAAGGACGTGTATAAAAATGGATTGGTTATCATTGCTTCTTACTGCGGTCAGCGGCACCCTCGGTGTCATCGGCGTCTTTGTCGGTGCTTACATGGCACGCAAAACAGCGGTAGAGCAGCAGCGGCATATAGAATTGCACAGTGCCTGCTCGCTGGTGTTGTCCACCTATGCGCGCTGGGTTGAAGACCCGCAGGAATACCGCTTTGCTTTGTTGGCATCAATAGCATCGGCGCAGCTTTTATGTACGCCTGACAGCGATATAGACAAAAGCATTCAAGAGCTTGAAAAGCTGGTGATGATTACAGCCCATCCCTCACAGCAATGCGGCAACTGCCTGAATGATTTCCGGCAGAAAGCGCAGCAGGAACTCATAAAGCGATATGGCGATCAGCGTCTCCCCGACGTGAAGAAAGACGTGGGCAAGTAGTCCGCAGCTGTGCGGAGCGTCTTTTTTCGGAGCTGGTGACGGTTTATCGTACAGGCCATCGCCAAACCACGCAAGCAGACTGTCCTGCTCACGCTGTTCATCTTGCAGCATAGCGTTCACCTCCTTGTTGGCGTGTCCAAGGTGGACACACGATGTTTTCTCGCATTAATGCGAGAACTAGCCCAAAAAAATATCCTTTGCTTCCTTGCCAGTCAGCTTTAAGGCGTCCACAAGGTTGTGCATCTCACCAACAGTGAATGCGTCCACGCCACTTTTTGTCTTCCGGTAAAATGTGCTAGGGTTCATACCAATCTGAACTGCGAGTTCATCCACAGTCAAATTTGCGGCACTGATTTTCTGTTTTAACATCTGCATCTTATCTGCCATCTAAAATCTCACCTCCGAACTCGCATTTATGCGGGTTGACATTATAATAACACTCGCAATAACGCAAGTCAAGCATTTTATTGCACTTTTGCAAGATTTTTTGAATTATTTACTTGCAAAAGTGCAAGTATTAGTGTATTCTTATGTCATAGGAGGCGCATCATGACTACAGGCGAACGCATAAAACTTCAGCGCAAAAAGTTGAGCATGTCAGCTGAACAACTTGCCGAAAAAGTAAACCTTTCACCGGCAACAATTTACAGATACGAAAAAGGCGATATTGAAAAAGTTCCCGCCGACATACTGAAAAAAATAGCTCGGGCGCTTAATTCTTCGCCCGCATACCTCATGGGCTGGGAACCAGACAGCAAGCCCCCCATCCCCGCCGGGTTCCAGCCGCTGCCGAAGCGGGACCGCATCCCGCGTGTGGGGCAGATCGCCTGCGGCACACCCATCCTCGCGGAGGAGAATGTCGAGGCCTACGATGAAGTCCCCAGCGATTGGCACGCCGACTTCACGCTGCTATGCCAGGGCGACAGCATGGAGCCAAAAATCAAAGACGGCGATGTCGTAGCCATTCACAGCCAGCCGATGGTCGAGAACGGCGAGGTCGCTGCCGTCCTGATCGATGGCGAGGCCACCCTCAAGCGCGTATTTCTTTTCGATGATCATATCGAGCTGCGCGCCGAAAACCCCACATTTCCGACTATCCTGCGCATCGGCGAGGACATGAACACCATCACCATCGAAGGCAAGGCCGTTGGCCTGTGCCGGAAGTTGTAAATAAGGTGCTTAAAATGAAAAACCCTTCATCAAAGAAAGCTATCAAAGTTCTTTCGCTTTTGAGCGCTGTTCTTGTCACTTTTATTTTATTTTCGTATTATCTCGTAGAAGGCCATGGCATTTTCATTTCTTTGGCTAGTTCGCTTTTGGTTGCGCTTTTAGTTTATGGGTTTGTTCTGATTTGTCTGCAACAGCTACTGGGGCAGAACGGCAAAGAGTTTAAAGCACCGGGGTCATTTACCTCTAACAAAAATAATCGCATTTCATTGGTAAATGCCCCTGATGATATAGAAAGCCTCAAAAAGTTGACAGATTATGTCGTGCTTGATACTGAAACCACCGGCCTCAGCCCAGAAAAAGATCAGGTGGTTGAAATCGGAATCATTACAGTCAAAAATGGAGAAATCACAAACGAATATACAAGCCTCATAAAGCCGACTATTCCTATTTCTTCGGAGGCTACCGCCATAAATGGAATTTCCGAGTCTGACTTGCGCGATGCCCCGCAGTTAGAGGATATAATTCCAGATGTTGTATCAAGAATAAAAAATCAGATTGTTGTTGGGCACAATGTCACTTTCGACTTAGCTTTTGTCTCTCGTGCTATTTCAGACCACACCGAAATAGCATCTATTTCTTATATTGATACGGTAAAAGTTGCTAGAAACTGCATCCCCGGGAAATCTTATAAGCTGCAATCTCTTGCAAATCGTCTATGCCTAGATACAGGTACTGCTCATCGCGCTTTGGATGATGCAAAAACCACAAACAGCTTGTTGCAATATTGTATCCGAAAAATGACTACAGACGAGAAGGAATTTACACATCAGGAACGCGAACGGAAAAAATCACAAAAGGCCGCTATCGCAAAGGAATTTGCATGGTCACCTATTTTTGATAAAAATTTCGCTTTTACCGGTGATTTTTTCCTTGACCGGGATTACCTTGAAGGCTTATTAAAGGATGTTGGCGCGAATCTTCGGGAAAAAGTAAACACCAAGACCGTATATCTTGTTGTCGGGGACATTTCTCACCTTCCTGAATGGGCGGTTGCCAGAAAGCTCGGTAAGGCAAATGAACTGATTGCCGAAGGACAGAATATAACCAAGCTGACGGAAAGTGAATACATTGCGCTTATTGAACAAACAAGGGTTCTTAAGCAGAAAAATCGTGAGTGACCCCAAGCTTGACAAAATCTCTATCGAAGGCAAAGCCGTCTGCCTATACAGGAAGTTGTAACAAACCGCAGCAGCGGTATAAAATAGGAGGTACTTATTATGGGCATTTTTGACACGCTTCAGGAGGAATCCACATTTTCCAGGGCATCCGGCAATAACTACAACTACGTTGTGCTACAAGTCGTCCTGAAAGAAAAATTCATCGGGACCGGCTCCGGCAATCTGACGGAATTGGAGAAAGTCATCAATGAGCAGGCCGCAAAGGGGTATCGCCTGCACACGATTTCTACTACCAGCAGCGGCAGCAAAGGCCTGATGGGTGGCGACCGTATCCAGGCAACTATGGTATTTGAAAAACTGGAGTGACAGTTGCAAACCGAGGTCGGAAAACCCCACATTTCCGACTATCCTGCGCATCGGCGAGGATATGAACACCATCACCATCGAGGGCAAGGCCGTTGGCCTCTGCAGGGGACTGTAAAAATAGCCCTTCTCTACTGAACGAAACTCAAAGGAACAGAATTTAGACTATGGAACAGTAAGGAGAAAGCATTGGAAAACACAGTGAACCGTCTTATTGATAAATCAATCGAGTCCTTTTTGATGGCGATTGAAGTGTATAACAAGCCAACGATTCATTACCGCATCGAAGGATTCTCTATGTTCATTTGTAATGCTTGGGAGCTATTGCTTAAGGCACATATGATGAACACGCAGGGGGAAAGGTCAATCTATTACAAGGATAATCCGAACCGAACATTATCCCTTGAGAATTGTATCGAAAAGGTCTTTACGAACAGAAAAGCGCCCCTGCGGCTGAACCTTGAAAAGATTATCGAATTGCGGAATACCAGCACACATTTCATCACAGAAGAATACGAGATGGTCTATGTGCCGCTGTTTCAGTCCTGTGTATTTAACTATACAGAAAAACTGCATGACTTTTTTGGCATTGAAGCAAACAAGTATGTTCCGCAGAATTTTCTCACATTGACGGTAAGTATGCGTCCGCTGGACGTGGAAGAGATCCGTGCAAAATATCCGCCGGAATTGGCAAACCGCCTTTTACAGGCAAGCGCAGACATACAAAGCCTATCGGCAGAAGAAAATAACGCAGCATTTGCCATTCGCATTGAACACTATCACTACATCACAAAAGACAAAGACAAGGCAACCTCGACCATACATATTGACAAGAATGCAGAGACGAGTGGTGTTATCATCAAGGAAATACAGGACCCGAATAATGTCTACCCATTCAATGAAAAACGCTGTATTACCAGAATAAACAAACGCTTGGCAAGTGATGGCGTTGCGGTTACAATCAACAGCTACCATTTTCGACTTTTTGTGCAGCATTATGGAATAAAGAGTAATCCAAAATTGTGTTACAGCTATAATGTTCCTTCGCATCCTATGTATAGTTACTCTATGGCAACTATTGATTTGATTGTTATGGAAATAGAAAAAGACCCGGAGAACATTCTCCAGGTCTTAAAAGAAAGGTCAAAAAAAGAGGAGACCCCAGGGGCAAAGGATTCTAAGCATTAAGCCTACTCCCATTCGGGAACCCAGCCTTTTTCCTTCACGAGTCTTCCTTTATCTATATTATACACAGTTCGGATCCATTATGCAAGCGGTACGAACACTTTTGTAGGAATTACCAAAAAAGCAAAAAACGCCCCACGGCTGCAACCGTGAGACATTTTAGTGGCTCGGCGTGTCCAAGGTGGACACAATACGAAACCCTTCCAACTCGTATTGTACCACCTCCGGACACGCTTGTCAAAGTGTATCGTAAGGAGGTTTTTACATGGCGAAAACGAAAAAACGCGCGGACGGCCTGATCGAGCGCTGCCGCGTCATTGATGGCAAGACCCGCCACTTCTATGGCCGCACCGCAAAGGAGGTGCAGGCCAAGCTCGACGCGGCCCTCATAGAGGCCAGCACCCGCCGGGACAGGGGAGACCCCTTCTGCGAGGTCGCAGAGGCGTTCTGGCGCGCCAAGGAGCCGTGCATCAAGTATGGCTCCCGCCGGGGCTACCGCCACAAGGTGGAGCTTGCCAAGGGCTGGTTTGAGGGGCAGGGCATGCGCGAGATCAGCAGCACCGACATCAACCGCGAGCTGATGCACATGGCCGCGCAGGGCTACGCCTACAAAAGCATTGCCGGGCAGAAGTCGGTGCTCTCCCTTATCTGGCAGTATTGGTGCGCCGAGATGAACGGCGACACCAATCCCTGCACACTGCTCAAGCTGCCCCAGGGGCTGCCCCAGAAAAAGCGCCGCGCCCCCACAGAGCAGGAGATCGCCGATGTTAAGGCCCACCCCGAGGGCTTCGGCCTCTGCCCGGCCATCATGATGTACGCCGGCCTGCGTCTGGGCGAGGTGATGGCGCTGCAGAAGAAGGACCTCGCTGACGGCGCGATCCGCGTGCGCAAGGCCGTGGTCTGGCACAACAACTACCCCGAGCTGGAGGAGCCGAAAACCGACAGCGCCTACCGCACCGTGCCGATCCTCAAGCCCCTGCAGGATGCGCTCGGCAGCCGACTTGCCGATCTGGCCGATGATGATTTCATCTTTGGCGGCAAAAAGCCCATGACGAAGAGCCGATACCAAAACGCCTGGCTGCAATACTGTATCAGCATCGGCCACGCTCACGACAGCGGTAAGCGCTATAAAACCGGCAAGACCAGCGTCACCGGCGAGGCACTCTACAAGGCCGTGCTGGAGGCCGACTTCACCGCCCACCAGCTCCGGCACGAGTTCGCCAGCGTGTTGGTCGAATGCCAGATTAGCCCGCAGGTCGCCAAGGAGCTGATGGGCCACGCAGACATCCTGACAACCCAGCGCTGGTACGCCGAGGCCAAGGCCAGCGCCGTCGATGAAGCCACACGGATCCTCAACGCACACTTCACCGCATAAACCGCATTGGTTCGTATATTTTTCGTAAACAATCAATCTTCCACACCATAGCGCACATTGTAACAAATTCAAATCTCTCTTACTCCGCCAAATCAGCCGATATTTAACGCTAACACGTTGAATATCGGCTGATTCTTTTTGTATTTTCCACCCTTTTCTGCTCGTAAATATTCGTAAAAAACGCCCTAAAGCACCAGAAAACGCAACGGGTGCCTACGTCGGTGCCTACACACAATCTTCGTATCGTACTACCGTTTCCGTGCCATCCCGGAAACGGTTTGTCTCCAACCTCTCTCCGCATTTTTCAAACACTTTCCCCGATAAACGTAAAAATTTGCCAGGGAAGTGTTGCTTTAACATTTTCTTCCTTTTCTGCCCGTGCCTTGCAATCCCGCGGCAAATCCGCTATACTCATTCTATACCATTTTATAAGTGAGGTGTCCGTTATGCGGTTATTTGATGTGCTCGGCCCGGTCATGACGGGGCCGTCCAGCAGCCACACGGCGGGTGCGGTGCGCATCGGCAGCACGGCGCGGCGGCTTCTGGGGGAGCAGCCTGCCGAGGCCGAGATCCTGCTTTACGGCAGCTTTGCCGCCACGGGGCGCGGCCACGGCACG